CTCGATACACCGTCCAATCACTGTGAATCGTAATTATTCTGAAGCCTAAGGTAATGCCATAGCCATGGACTTCATTGCGAAAAATCTGGCAAAAGTGTCCAAGGATACAAATCCTGAAGTACACGAGAACTACGCTAAGACCAAGGTAAATTTCTTAAATAATCTTATTGGAACACTCATCTATCTACCATTCATCCTAACCATCGAGCAATTGAACGACTTGAATACGGTTTGTAGTCCATACACCTTTGCTATAAGCCCCGATCTATCTATGCAAAACACAGTAGCACATCCACTGGTTAAAGCTTTTGAAATCTTGAGCACATATTTGTCTTCTCACTATGCAAAAACAGCAACAGAGATAGGCATGAATTTGCAAGAAAACAGATCTAGTAGCGACCATTTCTGTACTGCACTCGACTCACGTGATACATCTAGGGTAAATTCACGGGTTCATAATGAAAGGACGGCAAGCGCTATGCTTAAAAATGCATGCATTAATGGAGCACAAAATTGCTACCGCAAATCTGAAAAATTGTTGATGAAACATGTCTACGACATATCAACAAAAGATTTTGCAAAAATAATGTACAATAAAGGTGCAAAAATTGCTAAGGTCTATATGATCCTACCATACCAGTTAACAACTAGGAAAAATTTTGCGATGCCATTTTACAATCTGTTTTTCGTTTTCAACAAAAATTTAGTTTCCATGTTTTTTGATAAAGAACGTTCATTGGGATATAATCATGACTATAACTGCTGGGCTTCTTGGCTCTCTACAAATGTCATTAACTACAATGGTAGCAGTTACGTATTTGAAGTGAAAAGAACTATTGGTCTCTTATCTGAAATACACGTCACGTTAACAACAAAGCCAGGGAATTACGAAACTTTTATATCTTATAATAGCCCAAAAGAGGTACCAATAATCCCAGAGTATGAATATGACACAATCTACAATCTACTTAAAAATAACTCAAATCCAACCGATCTAGAGTTAATTGGATTACTTAAAAAAATTGACTTATTTTTCGTTGATATCGATTTTTATAATAAAGTTATAAATTATGCCGTTGCACGTGAAGATGTTACTTTCAAGAGATCAACCTTAGCAAATTATGTGTCGAGTATAGCTACCCCAATAACCGTGAGCGGTTCTACCGTTATCGCTGGGCAAAAAGATACGCACCCTAAGGACAGTATGATTTCCGCTTTCATATTAGAATGTGCGCTTCGTAGAACTGCACAAACAAAGGCAACTGGGTATCATTTTAGTAATTTCAAAACACAGTTGCAACCATTCACAGCTATACGTAATGCTAAATTGCGTGTATTAACCATTATTTTAAACATAATATTGATATCTGTTATAATCTTCTATAAATCTGATGCCATTTTCCAATTTTATGAAGATTGTACTACAGTAATGTATGATAAATATTTAGAAGTAATAACTAGCGAGTTAAATAATATACAAGAAATAGAACTTAAGTATAAAAATAGAGTTTTGTTTTACGAATGGATTAATGCTATTTTATCTTTTTATAAAAACTATTTTTCATTAATTGGAAGTTCTGTTAAATTAATGCCAGTAGATGATACTATGTTTACTATATTTCTGTTTGCTATTTTAGCTGTATATCGTGTGCTTTACAGAAAAGACTATAAATATCTTGGTTTTTATATTTTAACGCAAATTATTTTAAATATGCCTAATGATATATATTTTGATTTTTATCTGTTTAAACTACTCACTCTATTATGTTGTTGTTTTCACCATCCAATGGCTGCACTCACTTTAAGTTTAGCAATGTTACAACAAGGTCCAACCGTAACACTCGAACATTGTGAAAATGCAAGCCAATATATAAGTTTTTTAACTAACTTTTATGATGAACAATGTATTGAATTAACCACCGAAGCTATAACGCAAGCGCAACTTAGATTGGTTGAATTCGAATTCGCGATGACTCAATTCAAATTAGCTATAATACAATATATTTTAATCAATTTCTTGACCTTTGTTTTAATTATTATCAGCAACCGTAGGATTAAAACTGTTACCCTTTTACTATTAAGTCCAATTATATTAATCGACTATTATGTTATGGCTGGAGTGTTAGCACTCAATATTATATTATATAAAGAAGCTGTATTTGATAATCTATACGAACTATATCGCAGACTTATGTTAACCATTTTAAGAATAAGGATTAGAGATACATACTTATATTTATCTAACATGGAAAGTTCAATGTTAAGGCTTTTAAATATTAAAAATAATGGTTTTGGGCATTTTATTAAGGGTAAGGCTACTGCAAATAAAAATATCAATATAAGCAAGCAAAAAATTAATAATCCAGCCCCGGACGGTAATTGCTATAATACATTTTATAATCGGTTTTTCGAAACTAATACAGGAAATCAATTAGAACAAAAACATCACAACGCATATTTTAAAGAAATAATTGCCGAAGAATATAATCTTGACCACATGCAAGGCAAATACAACGATTGTGAATGCGAACATAAACCCTATGACCCAATTTCTATCACGGTGCCACAGTATCTAGCTCATGCGCGCCTACAAGGTCAAGGCAAGTATCATTACCGTAACCTTCAAGATGTTGCCATTGAACTCAAACTTAAAGGCACAGTATGCTTTTACCCAGTTGGGTATGTACCATCGTCTAATAGCTACAAGAATTATGGTTTTATGTATACAGCAAATGATTATGATAATTCCAATTATCTAAATGTCAGTTGTAAATTGTGCGTTAAAAAAATAGCAATAGCTAATTTAAGCGGTTGTGACATCCTGCAAAAAACGTTTATAGATAACGAGGTACCATTTTTAACAGACAATCCATTGCATGCTATTAACTTAAGCTCTAAAACAACATGGCAAGAATTTGACTCAGATTTATATTTTATTAAATACAGTTGCATTGAGAACAAAAGACCAAAAACAGACGACAACGATAAAGTTGAACTACAGAATTTCTTTTGTAATTTGTGTTCCAAAGAAGGGCAGTACACGGCTACTAGGAGCATCATACAAGATCTATATCAAAAACAATGTATGGGACTACCAGTCAAGTGTACTACATGTGTAAATACGATCACAATTGAAGCAGCAGAAACCAGTAACTTTTCTGAAAACGCTTGGGCAAGTGCTAAGGATATCATTATTCCAAAAGAACCAAATTATCTTAAAATGCAGGAAATTTTTTCAGTGTTTGAATTTCTACCTACTAGTCTCCTTGAAATCGGTGCAGCTCCCGGCAATTTCACTGCATACTTCGCGACTTTTATTAGGAGGATAATGGCGATTTCTTCACCATCAGGTTTATTATATGCCAAACAAACATTTGAAGAACGAACAATAGACCCAGAAAGTCACCCGAACGTAGATGCGGTTTATCTTGACGTCGCTGACTTTAAGAGTGACGAAAAGTTCGAAATGATTGTCTCTGATGCAGCCATAGAACGTGATAGCGAACAAGAGGTAAAACATAACGAATTATTGCAGCAAATTATAAAAGTGATTAATGGTAACTTAGCTTATAAAGGTAGTGCAGTCATCAAAATATTTACCGTTATTGAAGAACCAACGAAAAAATTAGTAAAAGAAATAGGTATTATGTTTAATAAGTCTTCACTGTACAAACCACAACGATCCAGGGCACATAACGAGGAACAATATTTGATTTTATCTGATTATAAGTACAATTCACCAGTTGCGGATCCATTAGCAATAGATGAAATTTCAAAAATGGCAGGCAAAGTACAGAATATGGTTGATGATATCTTTGAAAAACATGAAAACCAAATATTATTGCAATGTATCTCGAGTGATGTCAAAATGAGCGCAGGGTTCGCAGCTATAACGAGAGATACCTATCCGGAATTACCTGGCATAATACCAAAAAATTTACCAGTAGGGAGCGCAATAGTCATAAAGCACAAACAAAAGCTTTTCGGTTTCTTGATCACAAAAAAGAATTATTTTGACAAACCAACGTATGAAACTTTAGACCAAAGTCTTACAGATTTGGCAAGGAGGACTGAAAAACGCAGTGTTATTATGCCTAAGATTGCTTCTGGTATCGACAAGTTAGAATGGGACAACGTACTTAAGATGATCAGTCAAAAGTTAGTCGACTTTGAGGTCACTGTGTATACAATTGATACCCGTAAAGAAAAGCAATTCGCTATACCAAAGTTCCAGATTGACGGTCCGTGTATCGCTTGTAATGTACAACAATATATTACCAATGAACAACCAGAGCTTATCGAAAACATGAACACCATCAGCGCTACTGAATCACAGGTCCGGATTTGTGCACAAGATTATAAAAACATGCTCACTTCCGAAAATGACAAAATATATAAAGCTCATCTACAAACTATAGATAGAATATTAAATTTTGAATTAGTTAGCAAACAGTTGATTAATGTAGTGGGGCTAGCAGGCTCTGGTAAAACGACCATGCTCATTAAAAAATATGGCAAAGCACTATTCGTTGTACCTACTGTCGAACTTAAGAAGGAATACATAATGAAGAGTATGGCCGCTATAACTTTTAGCCAGTTTATTAAACATGAAAATCTTAAAGCTTTTGACACGATCGTTTTCGATGAAGTGTATCAACAACATCCCTACAACATATTATTTGCATTATACCTCAGGAAGAAAGTAGTTATTGCCGGTGATCCGAGACAGAATGTATTAGGTTCTACTGAGTACAAACCTTCTATAACTTTGCAACAACTGATTAATGGCATGGTTAAACCAATGGCAATTTCGCATACTGTACTACCACAAATCTGCCAGTATCTTGCTCTAATTGGTTATAATATAAAGACATTAAATAATAGGATTGGTGCCATTAGTGAACATATCGGTGAACCACCTAAGCACGAAAAATGTATTGTCTTTACCAGAAAAGAAGCTAATAATCCAAATTACATCACTAGCCAAAGTGTACAGGGAAAAAGAATCGAGAATATAAATATCTTTATCTCTGCTAATGCTGAAATTCTACTCGATAATATGCCTCAGGTTTACTTAGTGGCACTTACCCGTGCGACTAAGAACATCGCAATGTATTATGAGAATAGTAGGATCAAGCAAAAGTATAGCCCAATAGCCAAACATAATTGTACATCTGTTAATATCAAAAATAGTGTTGTAGATCTAGATCATTTTGTGGGTATATCAGAAAAAGATGCGCAATATAGAATATCACAACTTTTGGCAGCTTATAACAACGGTGAACGTTTTAACGCATTTCCAATGAATAACATCCAGCAGAAAGTATATGACGTCGTTAATGCTGTAGTACCACTTAAGAATACGAAAAGTGGCGGTTATAAAATCTTACAAAATGACCTAGTAGAGACTAATTATCAAAATTTTCGTTTCGTGCCTCTGCCACTGAAAGAGTCATGCAAAAGGCAGGGGCTAAACACTTGGTTGAATTTGCAACAGTAGACGATGGTTTACCGGATAACAATAAGAGAATCATAAATAAATTTCAAGTTCTACGCGCACAGGATGACGAAGGCACTCGAAGCATTACAATAACACAACCAGCACATTACCTTGGCGCACGTTCTGCGCATAATCCGATAATGTTTGATGTACAATTAAATGTAACGAGGATTGAGGAAGAAGAACAAGAATTTGAGTATCTTCCTAGCAGACCATTTCTCGATTTAACGTATATAGAAAGTATCATTAACACAGTAGCACCATGTACAGTACCGGAAAATTTCCAATTCCACAGAGCATTATTAACAGATTTACCAAGACCAGATTCTAAAATCAAGTTGCACGAACCATTGGATGAAGCATATTTTGACATCACTTCTGAAAAACGCAAAAGATTCCCGGTCCCCATGAGAGGTCGTGAGATTAAAGAGTCTGATCCGAACAACCGCTTAAACACATATATCATTAGAAATGCAATTAATCATTATCGTTTTAACAGTGAAGAACATCTAGAGTTGTTTAGGGCAATGCAGCGAGAGTTTAACAAATATTTTAATCCACCACAATATGACTTGGAAGAACTTCTCTCAATATCTTATGCAGAACAGATAGATAAAATCAACATTAAAGGGGAAGCAAATCAGACGCAGATAGCAGATTTCAATAATAGAGTCCAAAGTCATGACATAAAAGTGTTTATCAAAACGCAAATTAAAGCAGACGCATCTGAAGATTCATGGTTCAAGTTAGATAAAAGAGGTAATTATAAAGCAGGTCAAGGAATAAGTGCACAACCCAAGAGCATAAATTTACTTGTAGGGGCACTCGTCAGAGCACTCTCAACGATTATATCAAAATCTTTCCAAAAATTTATACCCTGTTACGGTAAACATCCAAGCATTTTAAGAAAAACGATCGAACAAATGACGGCAGGACATCAAGATTGCAAGGTCTATAGCTTTGATATTACTCAGTTTGATACTTTACATGGTGACTGGAGTACACAATTCATGCACTTTGTTTTTGAACAGTGTGGAATACAGTCGTGGTTAGTGGGGCTTATGGACGATCTCAATGACTTATGGATGCTAAAAACTAGTTTGATTAGCATGCTTGTTAAGGGACACTTACAATCCGGTAGGGCTGATACTCTCGACAAAAATTCAATTTGCGCACTTTTCCTTACTTTAGCTAACGTAGAAATAACTGATTTAGTTGCAATTCTCTATCAAGGAGATGATGTCACCATAATCGCCCGCCATTGCCGTCTAACAAATTTTCTTTTTTTAGATGGAGCATTTAAATTGGAAAGCAATTTAGTCGGACCTGCCGTTGGATATTTAGTTGCAGACACATTGACAATAGATTTAGTACAGATGGTTATTAAGCTTACAAATCGGAATTATTCAGCTACTAATAATGAAGAAGTTGAATTGAAACAATACCAAGATGCCATTAAAGATCGACTTAGTTTATTACATAATGAAAGGAGAAAGATAGATTGTCTAGCTTATAATTCAATATATCATAAAATATCTTACCAATGTTCCGAAGCACTACTTGATTTTGTTTTAACTTTTTCACGATTAAATATAATTGATATTGAAATGTATATGTGCATTTTTGAAACTCATAATCTGATAGTACATAATCCCCACACCAATTTTTAATTTAAAATAAATAACAATTCAGTTTAATAACATGCGACCACGTTTCAACGGGAAAGGTATGCTCAAGAAAGTTGGTATTAAGACGCCGAAGATCGATTCAATCACAAACCTACTAGATTCCGCAATCAACAACTATGCTCTCTACACTAATTACATTGAGTCGAACCTGCGTAAAGCTATTGCTGGTGCTGTTCCTGTTGGAGACATATTTTATGCTTCTAGATTCATCACAAATGGAAATGCGATTGAAATTGTGCCTATGGATGCTCGCGTCTTTGCTGTTTGTTTATTGCCTAATACAACTATTGATATCGTTGGCGACAATATTTATCTCCATATTGCAAGCGATGATGCTTTCTATACTCATATTTATAGAAATTATACAGGATCCACAGAACAAGAAATTTATCGTTTTAATATCAAGGAATGCACTCTCGTAAGTATTAGTCGTAAAATACTAAAAGGCAATATCAACGGGAAGACGGTAAACGTTATTGCAGCGCAACCATTCACCATTTATGCAGAATGTACAGACGATTTACCAGAGGTATTTCCTTTTTCTCTCAATGACAATGCAGAAAATTTTAAATCATATTTGTTAGCCGAAACCATACAATCATTAAATAGTTACGCCATCGATATGTTACCACCAGTTGAAGAGATTTTTGGGGCTCTTTCACTTACAGAACCAGAGAAGCTACTAGCCAGAATTGTAATTGATATCGAAACTATCAAACAGCGCGGCGGTTTATATCAAACTCACCTTTATAAGCTTTCAGAACTACAACAATATGCTGATAATGTTGGATATTTTTCGCCTTTTTCAACCAGTACAAACCCAGAATTAAATGATGTGCAAATTCTCTCTCCATTCCAAACAAAATTCAAGACAATCGACAAACCACCTAAAATCTACGATATATTTACACCAGAAGGTTTTGCCCAAAGTGTTGGCAATACCATTGAGAATGCCACCATCACAAATTCACCAGCCTTTGAGTTCGCATACGTTAATGATAATAGTCACGGTGTCCTACATTATTCAGACACAATTAAAATTAATTATAATGTTAAGTTTTCATTTATCCTAACAATCCCTGCGATTGGTTCCGGAGGAGCTAGAGCCGAAGACATTTTAGCTACATCATCATCTATTATTTATCCTATGCAAATAAAAGTGATTGCTTTAACCGACAGCGTATTAATACAATATTCTGTAAATAGAACAACATCTCATACTGAACGTATTAATGCTTTCTCCGATATAATTTCCGGATGGGGTCAAACAACGCTAAAAGCAACAGGATTTGAATTCTTCACACCCTATCAAGTTAAAGTTAAACCACGCGGGATTCTATTATCTTATTCAGATGACATTATTTATAACTTGTCAATTGATTTAGAAGCTTTTAATGACATCAAATTAGACAAAAATCCAAAAATAGTTTCACAAAAACCATTAGCAGGACTAAACAACTTTGTAACAATAACTGATATCAACCTAGCACAAGCTATTCGCAATCAAGAAAGGCAAAATTCGATTTTCGAAAAAGATATTCAGCAATTGACTAACAGACTAGAAATTTTAGAGCAAGCCACCAGGCCTTCTATTTTAGGTACTATAATTTCAACAACACAACTGGTTACAAATTTTGAATTACCAGTCCTTGCAACTTTAGCTCTATCCACTACATTTGCGGCATTAACTTCAGTACAACAAATCGCACAAGGTCAATACGTTGAAGCAGTAATCAGTAGCTTGCTAGGCACGTTAAGCGCTATAACTTCATCTAGAACCACATCTTATGACAGTTCATCTCTACTTAATCAAGATTATATATATCAATTTACTAAGCTCAATGATAATAAGAATAAATTGCATGAAACTTTTGAAAAAAGACAGCCAAATTTAGTCATAAATCCAACAAAAAATAATCCACAAGGAATCCTATTCGATAACATACAAATCAGATCATCAAAGATAAAAGAATTTCCAGGATCAGGTAAAATTGCAGATTGGCTAAACGCCCACCCTAACTCTAAAGTTAGTGCTTGGGCGAGAGAACGCAATTTAATACCGGAACATCATTTCGTGCAATTACAGTCATCACTACTTATCGAAAAGAAAATGTACGTTAATAACTTAAGATTGGGCATTTCTGATGGTGTAAATTCGAAAAGGGGAAATTTTAACATTGGTTCCACTGCTACACAAACCGGCAGCTTAATTTCACAACCAGGAGTAATGTTCTTCCCTACGGTTTTAGAGAATGACATTACAAAGCCTTACATCTGCACTAACACTTTAAAACAGTATAAGTCAATGCTCGTGTGCAGGGGTGCAAAAAGAAGCGATGTCTTACTAGCAACCGAAGAGGAACTCAACAAAAAATACTCTACTAATTTTAACTTGGAACTTAAAAACATGCATAGTAAATTTGATCGGTCAACAACTAGTTATGTTAAAGGAGCTTCAACATCAATCACCGCTGGAGAACAAGGGGATATAATAAACCACTTCACATCAGAAGCATTTAAAACAAATTGGAATTATAATTTAACCCAGAGAAATTGTCAAGGTTATGCTAATGCAGTCTTTAACTCTTTACAGGGGAATAATAATCCAGATGATCATTTGCCACTCAAATATTCTAAAACTTCTTCTGTGACAATTTATAACAACTTGAGAGATTATGATAATAGTGTCATAGAAATTTTTGACAAAATTATAGCATTTGCCCCTGGTTTTAAATTTTAAATAAATAGGAGTTATATTCAATAAATCATCATGGAAGATCAGGCACTTAAGACTGTCGCGCCAGTTTTTGGCAATGTTGAACAAGCAGCAATTGAACTTAGTCTGCCGCAAAATGGATTGGCCGATTATTACACTAAAAGAGCAAGGAGGATGCTGCATTCAGTGCAAGCTACTAAACAGGCTAAAGACGGTTCCATCTATTTTTCATTTGCCCTAAGCAAAGATGGTCTTATCAAACTATTCCCAGATTTAGAAACCGAAATCAAATACCATCGTTATTTGATGGTGGACGAGATTAACATCGAAATGCTGCCAGTTAATGCAGCAGCACAAACTAATTCCGGCATATCATACTTACTAACACCAGAGTGGGGTGGTGGTAATGATGCAGCAGAATATACATTGAAACCTTATCAATTAACCCATAACAGGCAGTTCTTTTTAGCAAAAAACGGTGGTTCACTTACTCTTAAAGGTGACCAATTGAAAGCTCCAAACAAATATACTCTTTGGTTTAATAAAAATGAAATCTTATCTTATCATGATTTTTTCTTACATGGACAACCTTCAGTTGATATAATGAACGCGATGGTAATCAATATTAGCGCTAATATTCATTTTGCCATTCGTATACCTGAGCCAGAAAAACCGCTGGTTCGCAGCAGTACTAGAACGTTAATTAAATCCAATTTCGAAGCAGGTATTGACTATTCAAACACAGGTTTTTTAAGTGTTTTTATTATATCCGAATTCGATGCTCCGATTTTCCTTGGCAATACTTGTGGCCAATTTGAACTTGCTAGTCCAACTGACTATCTTTTGACAGTTCATGATGCTAACGATGAAGATCTTCAACAAATCATTAAAGCCACAATATTCACAGGTGATTTCATATACTCTAATGACAATGGCAGGCATAGATTAGCACTCATAGATAGTTCTATAGCTACGACATCAATTCGCATAGATGAACCAGTATATAATCATTTAGATTTTACAACATTTTCACATGAAATTAGAGGTAATTTACAGTATAGCTCTGATCAAGTAGTGACGATGCAATATCCTTTGCAAGAAAGGTCGATGTATGAATATAACCTAAGATTAATTAACCCTAGATTATACAATAACATATTGCATAGATTGTAATAGTTTAAATTTCATTTAATTTAAGTTATATATAAAACATGGTAAACGCTAACCATTAACTGTTTGAAACTAAGAGCGTATGTTTCACACAAAAATATGAACTAACGCCGGTTCATTTTTCAAAATTTTCCGACCAAGGGCGTATGTCGGACCCAACTCGTCTTAATTGAATGGCAAACGCTAGCCTAGAGTTAAATTTTCTAAACACTAAGAGCGTATGTGTTTAGTTTTTTACTTTTCATTCTTTATTCCAGG